ATAAAAACCGCTATTAGAACCTACGTCTTGTAACGCACTTAAAAAGTTATCATTAGGTTTAGGGTTTACAACTGCCTGTGTGCAATTGATGGCTGGATTAAGACCAGCAATCATAGCGTTACTAATTGTAACCTCAGTAGAAGATCCGTTTGGCGTGGTACCGCTGTATTGAAAATCAGAAGGTTTTATTTTTGCAGTGACTGAAAAACCAGTATCTAATTTAAAGTTTGCTTCTTTTACATACATTGTAAACACAAAACAATGTCCTGAGGTCACACCAAGAACTCCAGGGTAAGTTGATTTCATATACCCTTTGTCTCCAGGTTTAACAGTTGATACACCAGAGTCTTTAGAGAACTTACTGCTAGCAGCAGTAACAGATACATTTTTAAGGGCGCTATCGTTTAACCAATAGTATTTAATAGTGCTGCCGTCTACTTCTTTCATATAGTAACGAAGATAGTAGATTACTTTCATTTTCTTTTTAACTTTAATGGTTGTAGCGTATGGGGCTACTTCACTTTTAGGGCCTGTATAAACTCCGTTAACATTTCCAGTGCCACCACTAAAACGAGTTTCAGTATGAACAGGGGTAGTAAGGTCGTCAAACTTTAACCACTCTTCTTGAGTAATAGTGCCTTGGTTTGCTGTATTAAAGTATTCTTCGTAATCAGTGGTTGCAGAGACAGTATAAAAATAACTAAACGTTGCCATTATAAGCTACTCGCAATTCTCTTCAAGTTTGCATCCTTCTGTAGTTTCTCGCCAACCATTCGCACTAAACGCTCTGCCTCAGCAGGGCTAGAGCTAGCAATAGATACCCTCATATCTAGGTTAATTGTAACATTAGAATTGGCATTAACCGTGCTTCCACTATTGCTAGGGCGAGACATAGTTGCTACGTTTCCTCCAGCTGTTCCAAGATCCATAGAGTCACTGCCGCCACCTACGCCTGCAGCTTTAGCCATAACATCAGCTTCACCTAGGTGCTTAATAAATGCACCGCCTGTGTATGTGCTCCACGGTTTAAAGTTTGTACCGTGCTTACTCTTTGAGTAGGCTGCTTCAATATTATAAGCTGGATCTTGAAGCTTAGATGCGTCACGATAAGGATCGTTATACTTTTTCCAGTTCTTTAACGAACGGATTTGGAACAAGCCTACGCTTGGACCCCATTTAGCATTCTGTAAAGATATGTCACCCTTAGCGTTTGAACGCCCACCAGACTCAGCTATAGAGATAGCATAAGCTGTCTTAAGGGCATCTCCATGAAATCCACCAGCTGCAATCATACGAATTAAGTCTTTTTTATTACCGGTTGGCTTGCCTTTATATGAGTCAGCTATGCCAGCAAAAGCGCTAAGTTCTTGTGCACTATACTGTTTTTTAATGTCGTCGTAAGAAACACCGCCAAAGTCTGCGCTGTTCTTAAGGAAGCTATCAAGACTGTTTGGAGAGAAAATGTCATCCAAAGAAGAGTAGTTGTCAAACAACATATTGCCAACTTGAGTGTGCTTACCTTTATCATTAAATCCAGGAAGAATAGGAATTTTTGCATTAGCTAACCAAGCTTCAGGGTCTACGCGGACACCTGCTTTGTTTGCAATTTCAAGGTGAAGGTGTGCTGCTGTTGAGTTTCCACGACCAGGGTCTTTAGCTCCACCACCGGATAAACCAATGATAGTTCCTTTTTTAATTTTTTGATTGCGTGACACACTAATGCGACGAAGGTGGCAGTACCGAGAAGATGTGCCGTCTGGGTGACGTACAAGAACATAGTTACCCCAACCAGTAGGGTCGTTACCGGTCTTCTCTACAATGCCGTCTGCTACCGCTTTAATAGCTGTTCCAGAAGGAACGCCGTAGTCTACACCTTTGTGGTTAGCACTAATCTTGTGGCCTTTAGCAGCTGCTCTTTTAGCAGCTTCTGGTCTAGGACCAAACTTAGATGTTGTAGGAGTTCCAGAAGGAACTGGGCTAGCAGCAGGGCTTGGGGCACTTGGAGAATTATCACCTACATTCATGCCAGAGGTGTTTTCACCGCCCTGCCCTATAAGTTGACCTAGGGCGTTACCGCCACCAGCAAGAAGTGCACCTAGAAGTGCGCCAGGTCCAGAAAGTACACCGCCAGTAAATAGACCAGCTGCTGCACCGGTACCAGCACCTATTGCTGCGGATTTAAATACAGAACCAAAGTCAAATCCGCCTTTAGCTTTAGCATCTTTATACCCACCGTATGCAGAGAGAGCTGTTCCTAAAATAGGGATTGCTTTACCTGCACCACCGAACTTACTTGCAACATTTCCAAACTTACTGGCAACAGTTGTGGCATTAGCTGCAGCTCCTGCTCCGCCTCCACCGCGCAGCATTGCCGCTGTCATCACAGCGCTCATTCCAGTACTAGCAATTTGGCTTATTCCTCCAGCTACACCGCCGGCATTAGGAAACGTTTGTAGGATTGCTTTAAGATTCATAAGGCCATCATTAACCGGCCCAAGTATCTCAGCCATCTTGCTATACCCATCATTAAGAGATGAAGCAGCGTTAAGGCTAGTGTTATAGCCGCCTACTAAACCTTTTTCTGTAGCAAGTAACTTTCTTGATTCGCTAGTATTAAATTTAAAATTAGAACGAAGTGGGCTGCTCTTGTCAACACCCATAAGATCCAACATCTTGTTTGGATCTTTGCTGTTCATTGCGCCGGTAAACTTCTTATCAGTGCCTGCGCTGGCACGTGCAACAATGCCTGATGCTAAGAACTGAAATAGGTTTGGGTCTCCCTCAGAGATCTGTTGAAGCAATGTGTTGGCGCGGCTTCGTGGAGCGTATACCATAGCAGCTTCTGACTTTGTGATCTTCTGACCACGGAACATAAACTGGTATACCTCATTGATGAGTGCGCTAGTCATTCGGATCTCGCCGTTGTTATCGCGTACGCGAATACCCATACGCAAGAACTGCATACCGTTAACTCCACTTACGGAGCTTGCTGCTTGTTCATTGCTCATGCCACTGAAAGCACTCATGCCAGACATCTGGCTCATTATATTTGTTGCGCCCTTTGTTCCTGCAGCCATACCGCCACCAGAGAACAATGTTGCTTGAGCCATTGTAGGGCCCATAGCACTTGTAGCTCCGCCACCAACCATATTGTTAGCTTGGCGAATTGCGCCACGAGATCCGCCGCGTACGCCACTGAGTCCAGCAAAAGTATCTGCTGTCATGCGCTGTGTAACAGCATCCATAGTATTTGGAGCCATGGACATATAGGCAGCGCCCAATGCCATGACACCCATACCTACCTTACCGGCAGGAGTACTAAACTTGCCGAGGCTCTTGGACATCTTTCCGCCAACGCCACCACCGGCTTCGCCCTCAACAATTTTTGCAGTCTCTTTTGTTTCCTCAAGAGTCTTGCCCCAGTCCTTGGCAATCTTGTCTACAAGTTTTTCAACTTCCTTAAAGACCTTAAGCATTTCTTTAGGCAGGGCGTCAAAGTCTTTCTCATCTAAACCGTTGAGAGAAAAACCCATGGTTGAATCATCAGGGTTTACCATGTGCTGAGACATCTAAAAAATCACCGCCTTAACCTCGTTACTGCTTTGTTTAACCAGTTGACTCGTTCCCTAGGTGTTAGGGAACGAATCTCTGTCAGGGTCCAACCATTGTACTGTTGACTTAGAAGGTCATACATCTCGTTTAAGAGTTCGTAATTGAGCTCACTCCCGAAATAGATCCGCTAGTGATAGCGGGAGCGGCACCTCCTGGCCGCAAGACTGACATTCCTTCTTTAGTGCTCCGAGTTGTGGACCTGGGTTACGGTCTGAAATTTCTTTTAAAATAGTTCTGCGATCAAGCATTCCTAAGTTTCTAACTACGTCTGGGTTAATTACTGTCTGGCTATTGATAGATAGTACACAGCTCTTCAGCATAATAGTATCTAGTTCCGCAGAAGTTCTATTTGTTGCTTCAACAATAGCTTTCTGTGTAGAGCCTTTAGGTAGTGTTACCAGGACGTCGCCTGCTTTACATTTAACTGTAAACTCGGCATCTCCTTCAAGCTTCTTAATCTCTACATCCTTTGTCAGGTCTATAGTGAAAATCTGTTCTTCCTCGCAATGAGGGCAAAGACCAGGACCAAGCTTAATCTCATTTCCAAAAGTAACTTTTCTAATAGCTAGAAGAAGCATCTCTCGGTCTCCAGCAAACAGGGAGTCAATTAGATCCTTGCTAGCTGGTTCGTCACCGATCTTGACGGTAGCACGTTCTAAGATAGCTAGCAGTGACTTAGCTGTATCGGCAATCTTAGAGATTGCTTCCTCATCTATACCTGTAAGCTCTCGTACTTCAGCATTAGAAATGATTCCCTTAAATGGGTCAAATAACCCACCAGGCAAATCTACTTCTGTTGCAGGAGGCAAGGTTAGTGGCGGCTTAACCGCTTTAACCATTACCTCCTGCTCAGAGAGTTCTGTAGCCTCTTTGACTAGCTTGTTAGCTAGGTCAGGATTTGTATTCGAATTTATAACGGTATCAGTGTTCATATTATATCTTTCTAGTTAGAGTCGATTAGAAGTCTGGTGCGTCTTCTGCTGCCTTATAACCTGTTGCATAGTGGACATCGAATCCTTCATGAACAAGCTGCATATCTTCAACCATTAAGCTGTTAGCGCCGGCATCAAGATTGCTGTAAGCAAGTGATGTGATCCATGCGTTGTAAACCTTAAAGCGCATTGAAGTGTGTTGATCAAGTGCTGTCTCTGCATCTGGTGCAGTTGAGCCTGATCCCTTCCATGCTCCTGGGTTTGGATGGCTCAAGACCTGGATGTCAAGATTGACACGGAAGTTTGAACCAACGCCGTTAGTTGCAGATGGTGTTAGTACAGAGAACAAGCGCTTCATCCAAAGTGAGTTCTCATTCTGTCCAAGCATTACGCCCTTTGAAAGGCTGATTGGTGTGAACGAAGACTGTCCTGGAATCTGGTGCATGTTAGTATTGTAGCCGCCTTCGCGGTATGCAATAGACTCTGTGTTGACACTTAGGCCAGATAGAGAAACGAATCCCATCTTTCCAAAGTTTGATCCCCATCCGGTTGTTGAACCGGTTGTAGGTGTGAAAGTAACTAGGAACTTAAAATTACGAACTGGATCGGTAATCGGTCCAACGCTTGCGTTCTCGTTACTGAGTGGGTTTGTATATGCTGCCATTATCTTCTATCTCCTTTACGCTGTCGCGCTTCCGGTTAGTTGTCCGATCTTAATGACAACGAACTCTGCTGGGTACTGTAGGGCAACTCCTACTTCAATGTTTACTCTACCATTCTGAATATCTGAGAAGGTAGTTGTGCTGCCGTCAACCTTTACGTAAAATGCTTCTTGTGGACTAGCGCCACGAAGACCACCCTGTTGCCAGTAATTAAGTAAGAAGGTTCCAATTGCGGTACGTAGTTGTAGCCACAAACGAGAGTCATTGTTCTCAAACACTGCAAATGAGCTGAGGTCATGTGCTTGCTTTTCAATAAAGATTAGAGAACGGCGGATATTGATGTAGCGGTTGCTTGGTGTGTTGTCCATTGTACGACCACCCATGATAACAATTCCAGCTCCTGGAACGTTACGGATAGCATTGATTGGGTCAACGTATGTATTCATGTCATCAAGCTCTGCGTTTGTGAACAAGTATTCAGTAGACACTGCAAGTGCAATCTGGTTTCCTAGACCGGCTGGTGTCTTGAAGACTCCACGGCTCTTGTCTGTAGAAAGGTATTGACCTACAACTGCAGCACCTGGTGCCTGAAGACGAACCGCTCCAGGAATCTTATTTCCGTCTGGAATATTAACCCATGGGAAGTAAGCAGCTGCGATGTTACCGGTTGTTGAACCAGCAGCAATTGCCATAGTTGCAGAGATTTGTGTCTTAGCCTGTGATACTGATAGACCAGATGGGGTATCTACTACAACAAAAGCATCTGTACGTGATGCGGCATAGATCATTGCATCGCCGTGAATCTGACCTGTGAGGGTAGATGTGGATGCGTATGGAGCATCAGCTGCATAGATAACAAGTGGGTTTTGAATTGAATCAAATGATGTCCAAGCGCCTGAGTAATCAGCACGAACTAGAGCAGCACCGTTAGCTCCACCAGCAAACGCAGTTGCTGTTGTAGCACCTGTGTATGGGAAGTAAGGGTTTGGAAGACCGCTTGAGCTTACAGTTACAAGGTTTGAGCTTGTATCGATTACAGACTTAAAGTAATACTTGTCTGTAGCGTCAGTGCTTAAGTCAGTGTAGGACTCCACTAGGTTTGTAGCACCACCAGCTGTGTAGTAGATGTTTAAACCAAAACGTGTTGAGACACCTGCTGGAACTACCTGTGCTGAATAATCTCCAGACCATGTTCCTGGGTTCTTTGCGTTAAGTGTGAATGCTGTCTGTGCGGTAATTGTTACTGTAGCTGTAGCTGTAGCACCTGTTACAGCAGTACCAGTTGCAGCGTTAGTTACTGTAAAGTTAGTGCCAGTAGCAGTAGCAATTGTAACTCCTGACAAGTTAAAAGCAGATGTGCTTAAACCTGTAATAGTTACGGTTTGTCCAGCTGTAAATGTATTAACAGCTGTGTAGGTTACAGTGCCTGAAGCTGCTGATGCGGCTGTGACTGTTCCTGTTAGGGTAGTGGTTGCTGCGGCCTGGTTCAAGAATGAAATTGAGCCGGCAGCTGAGCTTGCTCCTACGATACGACGTACGTAGATGGCAGACCCACCGTTTGCAAAAAAGTTATATACAGCCCATGTTACTGGGTATGAATCATTTAATCCGCCGAATGTCTTTACAAAGTCTCCCCAAGAAACAATCAACTGCGGTGCAGTTGCGTTGCCCTTTGGAAGAGCACCTGCCATTGCGCCAACAGAGGCGCTTGTATCTGGTAGTGTGATTTGCTGTGGAAGAGACACTTCTTGGACATAGACGCCTGGGCGACTGAATGTTGCCATTTAGTTTTACTCCTTAGGTTAGGTTAGTTTCTTAGGGTGACGGTATTATGCGGGAATAGTAGGGGCAGTAAAGACTGTTGTTTGATGTGTTAGAGCGATATTAGGATCTTGTGTTACTTGGTAAGCTGGTGTAAACTCATCGGTAAATACTTCTGCACTTACACGAATATTGTATACGTTACTAAAAAGGCGCTTACCGCCCTCATTAGTATCTCTTTTTGAAAAACCCATAAGATCCATTCGACGCCATGTGTTGTCTTCAGGGATATAGAGTTGTCCAAATCTAAATGGGATCCTTGCAGGATCTAGCATAACAGATAAAATCTGTCGGTCGTGCCGAGGCTGACGAGCCCAGGTACTTACTTGATAGTAGATGTCAATAGGGATAGGCATGCTTACCATCTGATTAATGAGTCCTGCTGAGTTAGTAGAGTAATTCATACCCTCAGGCTTGTAGGTCAACGGGACATAGCCACGGTGAGCACGCTCACGATCTTCTGAAATTGCAACTAAGTCTACAGTAATGTAAGGGTATGTCTGGTTACGGATGTCCTTATCGGGCTGTCCATAGAATACTGGAACAGGGCGGGTAGGGTTCCCGCTATCTGATACGGTGATTCCACCTAGGCGCTTCTTGAGCGCAGCATCTTCATTGATAAAAATAGGCATTAGTCTTTACCTGCCTGGTTAATCATAAAGGACCTAATAGCCGGAGAGTGCGGTACGTCTGGCATACCGTTTTCTACGTCAAGAACTCTGTCATCTGTGTAGGTTATAACATGGTTGTTATTCTTATATCTCATGTTGAGATTCTCTACGACGTCTTTATCCCAACCATAGTTTTGAGCTGCGTGACTACGAAGGATATCTTGATATGCAGGGGTTATCTTTTTCTCTGCTTTGCGTACAGGCCCTAACATAAAGTCTTTGAAGGATGCCTTAGCCATTTTTATTGAGCCACTTCGCAATGATATATCCTGCTACTAAACCGCCTACGACTTTCTTACCGCCGTTTTGATTTAGGTTGGAAACACCACGAACGAACTCAACTTTATCCGCATCGGTTTCTTCCCGAAGAATGCGGTTAGCAAGGTTAATCATAAATCCTCCAATAGAGGTGCAAGGGTGTAGCTGCAGGGTTCCAGATTTCTCTGGCGTCATAGGATATCATAAATGAAAAAGCCCCCTTGCGGGGGGCTAAATCACTACTTCTTTTTCTTTGCTTTACAGTCTTTGCACTTGCCGCAGGTACAGGCCTTGCCTTTAACCTTCTTGGCTAGCTTGGCATCGTTCTTTTCGTCCTGCTTTTCAAACTTCTTTTTCTGAGCTGGGGTCATACCCTTCTCAAACTTCTTATCATTATGAGCCATTACATGCCCTTCTTTCTTACTGCGCTAGTCTTCTTAGCCTTACCTTTTGAGTCAGACTTTTTAGCAAACTTCTTATTGGCAGCTGCTAGGGTTTTCATTCCGTGCTTATCTTTTGGCTTCATGCAGCCACAGGTAGCGCACATTACTTCTTCTTCTTTCTTAAGGCGGCTAGATCAGATCCTTCAATCTTGCCATCTCCGTCTGCATCAAGCTTACTTTGCTTACCTTTTAAAGCTGTTTTTTTACCAGACTTTTTAGCAGTCTTTTTGCAAGCGCCTTTACATCCCGGCTTTGAACAGCCGCATCCACATGACTTACACATTATTTTTTACCTTTCGTATGAGGGTTCTTTTTATGCCAGGCCCTGGTTGCCTTCTCGCCTTCTTTGACGGTCTTGGCTCCGGCCTTCTTTGTTAGGTTAATCTTATCCCATTCCGGGTCGTTCTTACCAGCATGGTCAACAATAACTTCGCCTTTTTTGTTCTTCTTAACATTGTGGACTTTGCCACTAACCTTTATCTTTGCCATGATTCTCCTATAAATTATAAGGGTTGTAGTTGGCGTAGCTTTGGAACTGGCTATCATTGACCATTTCTTCGGCATTAACCTGTACACATTGGACAGTAACAATAGTGTACTTATCTGTCAAAAGACCATCTAAGCCTACCCTGATAGGTGAAAACACTTCACTCCTAAATAGGATACGATCACGAAGGTATAGGTCTGGGTTGTCAGTTATAGTAGAGAGCTTTCTAATGTTCTCAGCTACAGTGCCGTATAGGTTTACAGCGTTCTCAATAACATCCATGTTAAATGTGATGTTGAGAGTATCTGTATTGTAGAAACCTCGTTCGTCATGCATGGTAGTTCCTTGATTCATGTCCGCATTTATAGCGGGAATCTTAATACTTGGTTTCCACTTACGACCCCCACCAACACTAGCCGAACCCACATCATAGATGGGATCAATAACGCTATTAACCTTGTCATAGATAAACCACTCTATGGATGTACCAACTGTGTGTACAAGTTCTTTAGTTACCCCAGAGATGTTGGAGGCACGCTCAAAGTCAATACTAAAACGACCCTCACGCTTATCTCCACGCATTCTATATCCTTTAGTTTAGGTCAGGCTCTGGTAGTGGTGCAAACTGCTTTGTATTCTCATCATAGATTCTACCGATAAGTGGTGTACCAGCTTTAACTAGATCTGTTACATCTACACAGGTAGGCTCGCTTAGAAAGATTGCGCCCCATCTATCATCAGTGTTCATCACATCTACAACTTCGTTGTCAATAATAAAAGCTACCTTAATAGGTGCTGGATCGTGTTGTTCAGTCATTGTTGTCCACTTCCTTAAATGTTACTCGTACTTGTCCCCACTTATGTAATGGGCATTCTGTATTAGGCAGCTTTGTCTTCATAGACATAAAGCAACCGCATTCGCTACAGTTGCCTGTAGGAAGAAGCTTTGGGCAGGCGTTGCAAATTGCCATACGTTCTGCTTGGATTGTGTCTCCAACACGTCCTAGGTTCTTATTAAATAGGTCCCATGGACGCGCTGGTCTTTCAAATGGATCAGTCATTAGATTACCCCCGCTGAGAAATTATCAGCTGTATTCCCTTGTTGATATTGGCTGTACGCCCTTAC